CCCAATGGATCATCTGGGCTGTTTTACAATATATGTACAGAAGCCGAAGCAGGAACTAATGGGTTTAAATTTATTAAATTACCATGGTACTTACATCCAGAAAGAGATCAATCTTGGAGAGATCAACAGGATAAAGAATTAGGTAAACGTCTTGCTAGTCAAGAATGTGATACGAATTTTTTGACATCCGGTGCAACTTTGATTTTACCAGATCAACTTTTACGATTAAAAGCATTATGTCAAGAACCAATTAAAAAAGTTGGATTTGATCAAGGTATGTGGATATGGAAATATCCAGAACCAGGGCATAATTACTTAGTAGCAGCTGACGTTGCTCGAGGAGATGGAGCTGATAGTAATGCTACTCAAATTATAGATATAGAAACATTAGAACAAGTAGCAGAATATCAAGGTAAATTAGATACTAATACATATGGAGATTTATTAGTAGAATGGTCTAAAAATTATAATAATGCTTTACTAGCAATTGAAAATACAGGTATTGGATGGTCAGTAGTAGCTAGAGTAATTGATATAGGATATACTAATATCTATAAAAGTATGAAAGCTTCTGGACATGTTACACCAGAACAATATGTTAGTAAAGGATATGATACTAATGATGAAAATTCATTAGAAGGATTTACTAATTCAGGAAAGACGAGACCATTATTAGTTAATAAATTAGAAACATATTTAAATAATCCTGATTTATGTATTAAGATTAATTCAATAAGATTAGTTAATGAATTATATGTATTTCAATGGATAAATAGAAAAGCACAAGCACAGAATGGTTATCATGATGACTTAGTTATGTCTTATGCTATTGGATTATATATTAGAGATACTGCATTGCAATTACAAGAATATAGTAAAAATATTACACAAAGTACTTTGCAATCATTTAAAACTAATACTACCGAAACTAAAGTATATGGCAGTACAGGATTTAAAAATCCATGGACAATTAAAAGCCCTAATGGAAGAGAAACTATTGATTTAAGACAATTTATTTAAGATTATGATAAAAAGAGAAAATATAATCAAATACTATACGGAACTCTGTCGTAAAGAACGAGTAGATCCATTACCTATTAAATTTGGGAGTGTAGGTAAAGGAGGTGCAGCATTAACTTATGATTCTAAAACTAAGAAACCTTTATACATCACTTTTAATCTTAATACTATGAAAGATCCTGAAGTAGCGATACTACATGAATTCACTCATCAGAAATCTGGTATATATGGACATGGAAATAATTTTCAAAGAGAGTTTAATAAGATTAATGATAAGTATTTATATTCTAAATTATCAGATTTATTACATGAAACTAAGATGATAAAATTATTACCATTATATGAAGAATTATTAGGTACAATTCCAATTATTGATGTTGAAATTTATAAGAATCCAAAATCAATAAAAAGAATGAAATCATATTTGCGAGCTATATCTGATAAACTTGGAGATTTATATGTAGCTAATGATGCACATAATATCATACATTCAGAAATGGCTAGGAGAATTAATAAATTTAATAATGCAACTACATTTAATACAATACCAGAAAAATTTTATAATAAATTAAATCCTGAATGTATTACTTGGGTAAGAAAAGGAGATACTAATACTTTTATATTAGGAGAATCTAATAAATTTGTAGAATTTATGTCCAAAGAAGATTTAAAAAATTATAAAATATTGCTAGATAAAGTAAGACAAAAGAATCCTCAATTTAATTTTATATTTACTAGTCCGCATTGGGATAGAGAAGAAGTATTATTGGAATCGCGAGATATGGCATCTATTATTAAATTTTATATTAAACGTATCAAAAATCAAGACGACGCTAATGAAGTATATGCTAAGATAAAGTCATTCTATGATAATGGTTGGTTAAAGGATAGAGAAGCACAACAATTACAATTATTATTTGATAAAAAAGGATATATTAGGAAATAATTTTCATAATCCACAAAATACATCAATTAAATATCATCTTCTAATATTTATATAAAATATATACATATAACTCAAAATGGCAAGTATAACAGATCAAGATAGTAATTCCTTTTTTGATAGATTAAAGAAATTATTCTCTACAACTATAATCATAAAACAACCAGGAGAAGATAAACTGAAATTTTTCGATATGAATAAGTTTCAGACTATGTCCCACATTAAACATAATAGATTAATACCCACAGTAAGCACTAGCGGACTTACTCAATCTGGCATTATGACTTCTAAATATGGATTCCAGTTGAATAAGAATGAGTTGTATTTTGATTATGAAATGCAAGATCTCTCACCAATTTTGTCATCTGCTTTAGATATTTATGCAGATAATTCAACTGTTCGTAACAATGAAGGAAATGTACTTAGAATCAAATCTCAATATGATGATGTTCAAAAATCATTGGAAAATTTATTTTATGATATATTAGATGTAAATTATAATCTTTGGTGGTGGGTAAGAAATACCTGTAAATATGGCAATCATTATATGAAATTAGATATAGCAGAAGGAATAGGAGTATTAGATGTAATACCATTAAGTCCTTATGCTATGACAAGAATAGAAAATTATTCCGATAAATCAGTAGAATATTTATATGATGATACTGGTGGGATGCAAATGTATTCTTCAGGCAAAAAGAAAAGCTTTCAAGATTATGAAATAGTACATTTTAGATTGATGGCAGATAGTAATTTTTTACCTTATGGTAAGAGTATATTTGAACCTGCAAGAAGAATTTGGAAAGAAGTTACATTAATGGAAGATGCAATGCTTATCAACAGAATACAAAGAGCTCCTCAAAAGAGGGTATTTTATATTGATGTTGGTAATTTAGCACCTGATGCTATAGATACACATATGCAAGAAATAGCAGATGCTATGAAGAAAGTTCCTTTAATAGATGAAAATTCAGGCGAATATAATACTAAATTTAATATGATGAACATGCTCGAAGATTTTTTTATTCCTGTTAGAGGTGATAAAGCTGCTACAAGAATAGAAACGTTGGAAGGTATGGAATATAATGGTATTGAAGATATAAAATACTTGCAAAATCAAATGTTTGCTGCCATGAAAGTTCCTAGAGCTTTTCTTCAATATGAAGATGGTATAAATTCAAAATCTACTCTTTCTGGCGAAGATGTTAGATTTGCAGCTACAATTGAACGTATACAACGAATGATCGAAGCTGATTTAACTAAAATAGCATTTGTTCATTTATATGTACAAGGATACAATCCAGAAGCATTATCAGATTTTGAATTACAATTAACGCCATCATCTAATCTAGCTGAATTAGAAAAATTAGAATTATTAGAAAAGAAAGTTAGTTTAGCAAGAGATATTAAAGAATTAAAAATATTATCTGATAACTGGTTATATGATAATTTATTCCATCTAACAGAAGATGAAATGAATGATGAAATTACTAAGCTTACTGATACTGCTAAAATCAAATGGAGATTAACTCAAATTGAAGAATCTGGTATAGATCCAATTAGTGAAACTAAATCTGAAGAAACTGAGGAAGATGTAGAAGGTCCACAATTTGATGATGAACATGTAGTGGATAAAGATGAAGCAGAACAAGCACCAAAAAATACTGAATTGCCTAATGATACTTCACAAGAAACTCCAAATGAAGAATCAAATGCATCTACAGAAGAAGTTAAACCAGAAGGAGAATATGAAAAGAAAGGTAATTTAGAAAAGAAATTAAATAACAGAACAAGGCGACCAAAACAGAAACCATCATTAGGTGGACAAATAGATGGTATGTCATTAGCTTAAATATTAACAATTAAACTATAAAATAATATGAAAAATTTATATGATATAGAAGAATTAAATGTAACAAGATTATCTAATTCCAAGAAAGTTGCATTGGATAATGAATTATCTAATTATGGTATGTATGGATTTCAAGTGTCATTTGAAGACGAAGAAGGACAATGCACACCAGAATATGCTACGAAAATAGTTTTATCAGAACCAGAATCATT